TAGAAGGATAAATAACCATGAGCGAAGATAGAACAACCGAAGAACTAGCATCCGATTACACAGCAATGGGACACAGCATTAGTCTTATTACAGACGTAATCGCAGGAGACTCTATGGCTGATGCTGATGCCGAAGACCGTCAGGATTGTGTTGATAGAAACGTACAGCACCTAGAGTTGATGGTTGCTAAAGACGATTGGGGCAGTGAAGATTTTACAGACGCAGATGCCGCGATTGTTGCAGGTAACGGCTACACAGCGTAATGGGACAAATTAAGCAAGCATTAAAATCAAAGACCGTACAGTTTAGTATTGCACTAGCTGTACTCTCGCTTTTACAGGGCTACATTGGTTTCCTCCCAGTTAGCCAAGCAGGACAGGCGGTTATAGGCTCTGTTATCGCAGGGTGTATTGTTGTGCTTAGGGCGGTGACTACTGTTCCATTAAATAAAAAGTAAATAAAGGATGTTAAAGATGTTAGACGAACAATCAAAAGATACATTGGATGTACTTGCGGCATCAACAGGGATTTTTTCATTAGCCGCTTGGTTGCCACCTACAGCATCATTGTTTACTATAGTATGGTTAGGTATTAGAATATATGAATCTGAGACTGTACAAAAAATAGTACAGAGTAGAAAGAACAAGAAATAGCTTGACTTTTGACTAAAAATCTGGTATAATAATATGAGTATCTTAGCTAGTTTGATAGCCCCTGTTACTTCTTTGTTGGATAAATTTATTGAAGACAAAGATCAAAAAGCAATCTTAGCACATGAAATAGCTACTCTTGCAACTAGACAGGCGCAGGAAATTGCTCTTGCTCAAATAGAGACTAACCAAGAGGAAGCCAAAGGTAATTGGTTTCAGTCTGGTTGGAGACCTGCTACTGGATGGGTTTGTGTCTTAGGTTTTAGTGTCAATTTTCTAGTCTCTCCACTAACCGCAGGGTTTGGTTTTGTTATACCACAGGCTGATACTTCAGTTATGTTACCAGTTCTCATGGGAATGTTAGGTCTTGGAACAATGCGTTCCTTAGAAAGAATTAAAGGGGTTGGAAAATGATTTCTAGTTTTAGAAAGGAAGACATCTTTCCTAGTTCTATAGATGTTCCTTTAAGGGATAATAGACCTAAGACTACCGTAGCACCTAAGACTACTGTAGCACCTAAGACTACTGTAGCACCTAAAAAGCCACAGTCCTCTTTATTCTCTGATCCACACTTAGGACAAGTAGCGCCTAAAAGAAACGAAGCACCAATAGTACCTAAACCTGCTGTTGTGTTAGACCCTAAAAGAACGACTAATAGTCTTTTCTCTGATTACTTAGGAGGAGCAGGACAACAGAAAGAACAAACACAAACTCCTGTTTCATCGGGTGTTGATCCTTCGTTGTATACAGACCCTCCTCGTCAAAGCAGTGAACAGCCTAAAGAAACTGCACCTAAACCGACTACGCCTCCTTTATATAGTCCTGTTAAAACAGATTACTATAATAAAGCACAAACAGATAGCAGTGGAAAAGTTATACAGTATTTCCATGTCCCTACACCAAAGGCTTCAGGTACTACAGGCACTACAGGGACTTCAGGTCTTCCTTCTATTAGCACACCTGACTATGGAACAGCGGCTACGTATGATAGTGCAGAGGAAGCATTGGCTAACTATGCTAATGTCTTTGCGGAAACTGAGTCTCAAAAAGAAGAGACAGCACAGACACATAATTATAATAACTATGACCCTGCTGATTTTGCTAGAGCAGGATATAGTGGCGTAAAAGACCCTGCATTACAAGGACAAGCAGATAAGCTTGTTTCTTACATAGAGGACAACAATATACCTCTATATAAAGAAGTAGAAGGTAAAAAGTATTACTTGACTACAGGATCAGGGGACGCTACTAATACTCTTCTTGGAATGACGGAAGGAGATAAGAACGGTAACTATGTATCCTACGGAGAAGTAGGGACATACTCTACTGTTTTTGAACCTGCTGAAAACATATTAAATCATCCTGTATTACAAGTTGCCGCCATGTTTGTTCCTTACGGTACAGCTATCCTAACAGCCGCTAAAGGAGTATCAGGGGAAACTTTACACGCAGGGGATTGGGCTAGTTTAGCTAGCGCAGGTCTTGAGAAAGCAGGGTACACTAAAGCCCCTAGCACTGTGGATGGTGTTAAGGATGCAGGACATGGTTTATCAATAGGCGGTGTTGATTTAACTTACGCTCAGACCAATGCATTACTTAAGGGCGCTATTACAGGAGACCCTACACAAGCTATTGCTGAGACAGTAACAAGCCGTTACCTTGATAACATTCTTTCTAACGCAGACTCTTCTTTAGGTCAGTCTTTAGATGCTTTAGAAATGGATAAAGATGTTTTTGCTGATGCTTTATCCAACGTAGTAGGTAAGGTTGCTAATGGTGAAGACTTAGATGATGCTGTACTTTCAGGCTTTGCACAGTACATTAGAGAGGATGGTACATTTGAAGGTAACATTGTCCCCGATTGGCTCAGTGAAGCAGGTAGGGACTTTGATGATGCTATCCTACAGCCCATTAAAGACGCTGTAGAATTAATGGCAGGTGGTGTACTAGAAGGTTCGGAGGAACTCTTTAATGTTCTAAAGGAAGCAGGGTCTGGTGTAGCTGACACAGTACGTCCTTACTGGGAAACAATACGTGAAGCAGGAAGTGAGTTTGATGATGATTACTTACATCCTCTTGAGGAAACTGTTGAAGCCTTCGGTGAGCCTATTGAAGATGCAGTACGTGCAGTAGGTGGAAGCATGGAGGAAGCCATGCAACCTGTCAAAGAGTTCCTAGAGGAAATTGGGCCGTCTATTGAGGACACCTTACGAGCAGGGGGTAGAGCCTTTGATGATTACATTCTACAGCCATTAAAAGACTTACTTGAAGGAATACTCAAGAATATATCATTAGGTGGCATAGGAGCAGGAGGAGCAGGAGGCGGTGCTTTGTTAGCCGCAGGTGCAGGTACTGGTTCTGATGATCTCTTTAAATTTAAAACACAAGTGGGCGCAGATTTACCAGAGTTTGAGGAAGTAGCATACCGCGACCCTTTTGAATCCATGTTTCAGTCAACAATCGCATAGGAATAATAATGACTTACTTACAGCTTGTTAATAGTGTACTGCGGAGACTACGAGAGGACGAAGTATCTTCAGTCTCACAGAATAGCTATTCAAAACTTATAGGAGAGTTTGTCAATGATGCAAAACGTACAGTGGAAGATTCCTACGATTGGACAGCTTTACGTACCACATTGACAGTCTCTACAGATACTACTAGTTTTAACTATATCCTGACTGGTTCACAAAATAGAATGAAAGTGTTGGATGTCATTAATGATACCTCTGATTTCTTTATGCAGTACCGTGGTTCTCGTTGGATGGACAATGCTTTCTTAATAGAGACACCACCTTTAGGCTCACCTCAGTTCTATAGCTTTAACGGTGTAGATGCAAATGGTGATAATGGTGTAGATGTCTACCCTAAGCCTGATGGTGTTTATCAGTTAAGGTTTAACGTAGTGTTGCGTACAGAAGACTTCACAACGGACACAGAAAGACTTGGTGTTCCTTCCTCTCCTGTAATACAACTAGCTACAGCATTGGGAGCAAGAGAGCGAGGGGAAACAGGAGGAACAAGTGCGGCTGAGTTGTTTGCTTTAGCAGACAATACGTTAGCGGATGCTATAGCTATAGATGCATCTCAACATCCTGAAGAAAACATCTGGTATTCTTAAATGGCTCAACAACTACAAAACCTTACTATAGCCGCACCTGCTTTCTTGGGTATAAATACTCAGGATTCTCCTGTTGGCATTGATCCTTCCTATGCTTCCATTGCAGACAACTGTGTAATAGACAAGCTAGGTAGAGTAGGTGCAAGGAAAGGTTGGACTACTGTTAGTTCTAATGGTTCATCCGTTCTAGGCTCAAGCCGTGGCATAGAGACTATATATGAGTATATTGATACTTCAGGTGATAAGGTTGTACTATCCGCAGGTAACAATAAAATATTCTCAGGGACTACAACTTTAACGGACATAACACCTTCTAGTTATTCTCCTTCAGGAAATAATTGGAAGATTGTGTCATTAGCTAACCATGCTTATTTATTCCAAAGAGGACATGAACCCCTAATCTATACTGATGAAAGTGGGTCAGGAGTCCTTGAGAAGTTCTCAAGCCACTCACACGCCACAGGAACACCCCCACAAGGTAATGAAGTCCTGTCTGCATTTGGTAGGCTTTGGGTAGCGGATGTTACAAATAATAAGCACACTGTCTACTGGTCTGATTTATTATCAGGACACGCATGGACAGGCGGTTCTTCAGGGTCAATAGATATTACTACTGTATGGCCTAGTGGTTTTGATGAGATAGTCTCACTAGCGGCTCACAATGGCTTTCTAATCATCTTTGGTAAGAAGTCTATACTTGTGTACTCAGGAGCATCCTCTCCTGCCTCTATGGCCCTTACAGACACAATAGAGGGCATTGGTTGTATTGCTCGTGACTCTGTACAACAAACAGGCACGGACATTATATTCCTATCTGATTCAGGTGTACGTAGCTTTGGTAGGACAATACAAGAAAAGTCTCTACCTATGAGAGACATTAGTAAGAATGTAAGAAGTGATTTACTGGCTTTAATACCTTTACAAACGTATGCTATTAAATCTGTATATTCCCCTGAAGATTCTTTTTACTTACTTACTTTTCCAAACAGTAACATAGTTTATTGTTTTGATATGCGAACTACTTTACAGGATGGTTCTAACAGAGCAACTACTTGGTCTGCTTTATATCCTTTGTCTTTTTCCGTACAGGAGACAGGTGAACTTTATATAGGCATAGACTCAGGAATTGTTAAGTATGATTCTTACTTAGATGGTGCTACTAAGTATCAGCTTAGATACTTCAGCAATGCAATGGATTTTGGTAATACATCAAACCTTAAGTTTTTAAAGAAGTTTAACTTAACTATTGTAGGTGGACAGAACACACCTACAACTCTTAACTGGGGTTATGACTACACTTCAAGTTACACTAAACAAACTTTTGTTTTTGGTTCGTCCTCCCTTGCTGAATATGGAGTTTCGGAATACAACACAACTGGTGAATATACAGCATCTGTAGTTGTAAATACTCCAAAGGTAAATACAAGTGGTAACGGAGAGGTTGTAACTATTGGCATTGAAGCTGAGATAAATGCTTCTGCTTTTTCTATTCAAAAAATTGACATACACGCTTTACTAGGGAGACTTATCTAATGTCTAATTATACAAAGACAACTAACTTTGCAACTAAGGACTCTCTAAGTTCAGGAGACCCAAATAAAATTGTTAAAGGTACAGAAATAGATTCTGAATTTAATAACATTGCTACAGCTAGTGCAACAAAAGCAAACACAGCTAGTCCTACGTTTACAGGAACTGTTACAGCTACTACTTTAAATGTCACTGGCACTATAACCGCTGATACTATTTCTGGAGGATCATACTAATGTCAATGTTTGCAGGAGACCTAAGTTCTAAATACTTAAGGCAGGGATATGGTATGCCCACATCTTCCTTAAGAAATCAACCAACACAAGCAGGGATGGGAGTATCTTCTACTATTAAACAGCCTCTACGTAACACTGGTGGAAGAGGCTTGCCTAACCTTAGAGAAACCTCTGCCTACAAACAAGGACTGACAAGAAACATTGATCAGAACATGGGTGGTTATGTCAACCCTAGCCTTTTCTCTGATCCAAACTTAGGGCGATCACAAGGTAGAGATCAAGGGCCGATAGGAACTGGAGTTCCTGCATCTGACGTACCTGCTTTTAATCCAAAGTACAATTCTGGTATTACAGGCGGTATGCAATTAGGACAACCACAAGGGCTTGAGAATTACAGGCGACAGATCACTGGTGTTGAACCAAACGATGATATTGGTTTTATGGATAACGGTATGCCTACACACAGCGGTATAGTAAGTAGAGCGCAACTAGGCGCTGTACGTACTGCATCCGATGGACCTGCTTTTGATCCGCATAAAGCTAATATGGAATTAGGACAAGCAGGGGGCATACCCCCTATTACTGGTGGTGGCTTTCCGATTGGTGGACAACCAAACCCATATCAAACCAATGTAGACTTTATGAACCAAATGGCACAGAAGAATGCACAGGTTGGTTCTGATGGTAGTTCTATTTTCCCTACGTTTAGTTATGACCCAAAGACAAATCAGTATATGCGAGACTCCTCTGCATTTGGCCTTACAGGGGACGCGGCAAATACTTACTACAGTCCTGAAGATTTCCAATCTGAATTTGGTAGAACATTAGGCAAGATGCCACCACAAGGTGGTGGAGACCAAGGGCCAATAGGAACTGGAGTTCCTGCATCCGATGTACCTGCTTTTGACCCTAGCTATAACTCTGGTGTTGCAGGAAATATGGGAGAGTATGGTGGCAGTTACGCTGATCCTGCTTTACTACAAGCATTGGGTTATGGAGTCCAAGGGCCAACAGGCATAGCTAACGATCCTGTGCTAACTGGAAGTGCTGATGATCTTAGCAATCCATATTACTACAATTCTGGTGTTGCAGGAAATATGGGAGAGTATGGTGGCAGTTACGCTGATCCTAGCTTAGGACAAACAGGCATAGCTAACGATCCTGTGCTAACTAACGGTAGTGGGTACTTTGATACCTCTGGTGGTAACACTGGTGGCACTAGTCCTTATGCTCCTTTGGATATACCTAGTGGCACTTCTCCTTCCGACAGTAATTCAGGATACTGGGGTTCAGCATTAGGTGGTCTTCTTTCTGGTGATTGGTTAGGCGCATTAAGGGGAGCAGGAGATTACTATTCTTCCCAAAAGGATATAGAAGGTGCTTATCGTTCAGGTTTAGCAGGAATGGAGATGGCTCAACAACTAGGTCAACAAGTTGCTGAAGGTTCTCAGTTCAAACCCTACACGGTCACAAGTAACCTTGCTCAAGTACAGACTGATCCCAGAGGTGGTTACAACGTAAACCTTAGCCCACAACAACAAGCATTACAGAATCAAGCATTAGGACAGGCAGGTCAATTCTTTGGTCAAGCAGGTTCTTATGATCCTTCCATAGCCGCACAACGCGGAGCAATGGGTGGTCTGTTTGGCCAATCACTAGGACAGTACGGTCAACCTACTGGTTTGGAAGGTTTAACTCAAGCAGGTATCTCAGGCGCACAGGGACAATTAAGTAGAGCAGGACAGCCTTTTGACATCAATCAACTACGTGGTCAATTTGCAGGACAAGTTGGTAGTTACTTAGGTCAGCAACCTGATGCAGGTATTGGCGCATTAGGACAACAAGCACTTCGCTTAGGTAGTCAAGGATTAGGCGATGTTTCTGCTCCTACAGATATAGAGGCTTTACGTGCACAGTACGCAGGACTAGCAGGTCAAGCAGGTCAAGGGCTTCTTTCTACACCTGAACAAAGACAGGCTGACATATATGAGTCTATTAGAGCAACACAGACTCCTGAAGAGCAACGTCAGCGTTTAGCTTTAGAGGAGCGTATGTTGGCTCAAGGACGTACTGGTGTTTCCTCCGATGCATATGGTGGTGCTTCCCCAGAACTCTTAGCTATGGAAACTGCTCGTCAGGAAGCAATGGCTCGTGCAGGGTTGTCAGCTAGACAACAAGCTATGGCAGAACAAGAGCAAGGACTAGCGACTGCTCAGTCTTTAACAGGGCTTACTACAGGACTAGCAGGTACTTCCTCTGACTTACAATCTGCGGCACAGTCACGAGCAACACAGTTGTCTCAGCTAGGTCTAAGCGCAGAGCAGATTGAATCACAGTTGCAAAGTGAAGGACTGTCTCGTGCTACTACCGCAGGTACAACAGCAGGACAGCTTGCAGGTATAGCGTCTGACCTTGAGACAGCAGGTATTGGACGAGGTACTGCCTTAGCTAACTTAGGTCTTGCAGGGACACAAGAAAGCAACACAATGGGTAGACAGCAACTAGAAGACCTGATGAACTTACAGCGTTCTGATATGTCTAGCGCACAGATACAGCAAGCACTACAGCAAGGAAACTTAGGTTTAGGCACAGGTATGCTACAGGCAGGATATATGCCACAACAGCAAGCCCTTGAGATGCTAAGACAAAGCCAAGTCCCTGCACAGCTTGCAAGCGCAGGTCAGTTACAAGGCGCTAACCTTTATGGTCAGCTAGGTGCGGCAGGTATTGAGTCCTACATGGGCGGTGCTGATTTAGCCAATCGTTTACAGATAGCACAACGTCAAGGCTTAATGCAACAAGCACTAGGCACACAGCCCACAAGTCAGGAACAAATGATTGCACAGCTTTTAGGTTATGATCTAGGAGAAGATAACGGTGTATTAGGGAGCATCTTGGGTGGACTAGGAGGGCTGTTTGGTGGCCTGTTTGGTGGTGATGATGAAGACGAAGAAGACGCAGGTTCTAGTAGATCAGGAGGAGGTTAATAATGGTTGATTTAAACTTAGCACAGTTTTTTACTGGTGGCCCTCAACGTGGACAAGGAATAAATCCTAGCAATCCTACACCTATGCAACGAGGACAGAGAGGAATGTTAAGTGGTGCACCTTCACACGCAGATAAACTACAACTAGCCATGTCTCAGCTTGATCAAAACAATGTTGAAGACTTAGCTAAACTTGCTAAAATACTACAGGCAACTGGGGATACAGCAGGAGCAGTTAAGGTACTCAAAAGAATTGAAGACATTAGAAAAGCTGAAGTAAGCGCAACTGAAAAACAAGCGGAGTCTGCTCAGGAAGCCAAGGTTAGAGAAAATACCTATAACATCCTTACCGAATTAGGTTTACCTAAGATGGCTGATGCTTATCAACGAGGAGGCATTTCTCAAGACCAAGCAGGGTCAATAATAAAAGCTAGAGGAGCAGAACTACGTAAGCCTGAAGGTACAGGCACACAAGCTTCTTTAACTAAAACGGAACAAAAAATATATAAAGCATTATTTGAACAAGATGAAAAATTTGAAAACTATTTTGACGAAAACAGGTTTTTTGGAAGGGACGATAAAAATAGAGTTCTAATTCTAATGAACAAAGCGGAAGAGATTTATGCGGCTAATCCTAAAGTGGGTAGAAAGAAGGCCGCAGATAGGGCTCTTACTTTCCTTAAGTACGGAACAGACGGTTCTGGTTCTGATCTTAAAGAAAAAGAAGAGAATAACAACAACGATCCCTTCGGAGATGCTTAAGGAGACTGCTTGTGTCTGAAGTTTATACTTTAACTTTACAAGATATACAGTCCTCGCCTAACCTAAGAAACAAAGGTGCGATTGTAGGGGACGAAATCATTAATGGTAAACTATCTCGCGTATACTCTAAAGAAGAGGACGCTATAACATCTAGTTATATTTTAACTAATGAAGACATTGCTAGTTCCCCTAACTTACAGAGTAAAGGAGCAAAAGCAGGTGAAAGAATTGTAGATGGGAAATATCGTAGTTCTCAAGTAGATGATACTTGGACTCAGTTTAAGTATGGGTGGGACGAGGAACAAGGTTTTCTTGCTGATGCGGCTGTGTGGCTTGAGTCTCATTTACCTATAGGTGAAATACACGTTGACTTAGGTGTTAATGATTTTAGTGCTGTTAGTTATAGTTCTCCTGATGAACTGTACGGTGAGGGGTTCTCACAGGCTACCCCTGAACAACGCAGGGAAATGATTATAGACACTAAGCACCGACAGTTACAGGAAAAGTACGGTCAAGACTTTGTGCCTAATGAAGAGTCCACAGCCAGAACAGTTGGCAATGTAGCCGCTATGTTAACTGATCCTACAACTGCTATTCCTCTAGGGGGTGGTGTAAAAGCCGCAGGTATTACAGGTGCGGCTTTAGGTGGTACAGCAGTAGCCGCTAAAGATTGGGCTATGACAGGGGAAGTAGACCCAGTAAATGTAGGTATAGGTGCAACCTTGGGTGCAGTAATTCCTATGGGCATGGTCAAGGGCGGTAAAGTCTTAGGCGATAAGTCAGCCAATAAGCTTATTAAGAAAGCCCAAGCCAAAATAGATACACACATCTCTCAAGGCGGTGGCATTAGGGACGTTGAGAAAGTCTTAATGGAAGCCAAGATAAACCCCGCGGCAGTCAAAGCCGCCCAAACAAGAACAGGTACTAAAGTGAGAATACCTGCCAACCAAACATCTGCTCTAAGAAAAATAGATGAGATGATACAGACTGATCAAGCTACCTCTCGTTTGTATAGTAAGTCCTTAGATAAATACTTAGGTTCTCTATCCACAAGAATAGGTAACATACATCAAGGATTGAAGTATAGGCTAAGAGAGTTTGAGTTTAACACTCACGTAAACACTGCGGCATACGCTAAGAAAGTAGAACCTTTCTTTGTAGGTATGAAACAATTACCTAAGACTTCCCACACGACCATATCCAGACACTTAGCCAACGGTGAACTGGACGAGGCCGCAGGTGTAATGAAAACCTTTTCTCCTGAGTTAGCCGATAACTTTAACATTACTGTACGTCCTGTACTTAAAGACTTAGGCAAGCAATTAAAAGACGTAGGTCATACCTTTGATGAAGTAGAGAACTATTTCCCACGTTTAGTTAAGGATTATGACAGCCTACGTAAATCTTTAGGAATGAAAGAGCAAGGGTATATAGACAAACAGCTTGAAGAGTTTGCTAAAAAGAAAAACAAGTCTGTTTCAAACCTCACCAATGAGGAAAAAACAAGAGTCACTAACTTAGCCATGCGTGGTTATCGTCAAACAACAGACGGTGGTAAGCCTCGTTTTGTCAAGCAAAGAACCATGACGCAGTTAGATGATAAGCTATTGGAAAACTATGCATCCCCTGAAGAATCTCTGTCAATGTATATTCGTAATGCTGTCAATGATATAGAGAAAAGAAAGTTTATGGGTAGGGCAGGGAAGAAAGATAACTACGTGATAAACGAAGCAGGAGACTTTGACGCTGATAAGTCTATAGGAAAAATAATAACTGACCTTAAAGACGAAGGACAAATTAGAGTTGAAGATGAACTACCTTTGCAGGAAATGTTGAGTGCTAGGTTTATAGGAGGAGAGCAAAGTCCTTCTAAAGGCTCGTCCACAGTCAGAGACTTGGGCTACATGGGAACTATTGCTAATCCTATATCAGCAATTACTCAGTTTGGTGACTTAGGTGTAGCGTCAGGTCTTAAAGGTTTTAGAAATACTGTTGGTGCTATGTTTAAAACTAAAGATTTAAAGATAGTCGATTTAGGAATAGATGATTTAATTGCTAAAGAACTTGCACTAGGAGATCAACGTGCTACTGCTAAAGCTTTAAATAAACTGATGGGTGTTGCAGGTTTTAAAAGAGTTGATAGGTTAGGTAAAGAAACTTTTATTAATGCCTCACTAAGAAAAGCTAAAGGAATGGTGAAGACTCCTAAAGGAGAACAAGCTTTAAGGAGAGAAGTTAAAGATATGTTAGGGGATGAAACAGACTCCTTTATCGCTGACCTTAAAGCAGGTAGACTTTCTGATAATGTTAAGCTGTGGTCTTTTAATCAGCTATCGGATGTGCAACCTATTTCTCTAAGCGAGATGCCACAAGCTTACCTTAGTGCGCCTAATGGTAGAATATTATATATGCTTAAGTCCTTCACCTTAAAGCAGTTAGACATTGTACGTAGAGAAGTAGTACAAGAGTGGGCTAAGGGAAACAAGTATCAAGCCTCTAAGAACGCGGCTTTACTTGCAGGGTATGTTAGTGCGGCCAACGTATCCACTCAGTCTATTAAGGACATTCTCTTGGGAAGGGAAGTCAGACCAGAGGATTTACCTTCTAAATCTTTGTGGGCCTTGCTAGGAGCATACGGTTTAAATGAGTACACTTATAGCAAGTACCTACAACAAGGTAAACTAGTGGAAGGTGCTGTAGGTTATATCACTCCTGCCACTCCTATTATAGACGCTGTTGTTACGTTAGGTATGGAGTTAACTGCTGAAGAAGAGGCTGACTTTAAACCTGTACTAAGAGGAGTACCTTTAGTCGGGCCGTTGTTATACAGTTGGTTCGGTGGTGGTGCTGAAGCTTACAACGAGCGACAAGAGAACAAGGATTAAAAAAAAGCCCTTTAGGTTTCCCTAGAGGGCTTTAGTTTTATAACTTGTTACAACTCTACACTATCTCACACGCTCCTCCAGTACACGCTAACTCTTGAGAACCTGTAGTGTTGTCTTCCTTCTCAAAGTATTCTAAGTTTGACCAATCAATACCAACTGGCATTAGTGCTACTAACTCATCATACTTCTCAGTGCTAATGTCCTCATAAGGGGCTTGCTGATACACATGATCAGTTACTGGCAACAAACTAATACCACTAACGGTATCAAAGTTTTCCCAAATCCACTGAGCAACTTCAAGGAACTCATCATCTGTGTAGTAAACAGTGATACTTGGCTTATGCTCACACCAGTGGTCTTGATAAATCTTCCAAAGTTTTAACTGTTCCATTGCACCTACTTGGTTTACAGTTACAGAACCTTCAGGGGATTTCACAGGGAAACTAAACACCACCGATTCCTTAGACATTATATCTTGTTCTACTGGGAAACCTGCCGCTTCCATAAAGATTGCAAGTGGGTCTTTTTTGTCCGAACGTACTCTTCTGATATAGTTAGGAGAGAAACGAGGGTGAATACCAGAGGCAGAATCAACAAGCTGAGATACAGTACCGCTTGGTTTAACACAAGTAATAGCTGTAGAGTGATTAACGCCAAGCTTTTCAGCCCACTTTTTATTCGTGTCAATAGCAACTCTTCTAAGTATTCCCAAATCATCTGCAATGGTCTCCGTTTGTTGGTTCAACAGTTTGTTGTCCATGATGCCTGTTAAGCTGACACCTAACAAAGCCTCTTCCTCAGTATTCTTTTTCCAAATGTTTCTCAGGTATCTGAAGTCCGTCAAGGTAGACTGTAGTGTACCAATGATCGTAGCTACTTCAACTTTCTTCTTAAGGCTTTCCACTGTATCATCAGCACGTACAACCACCTCAGATAGATTACAGAACTGGTTACTACGTAGGATGATCTCACTGCAAGGGTTAGTCCCAAAGTCCTGCTCAGGGTCTCTACGTCCATTCCTAGCGGCTATCTTCTGTGCCGCAACTCTACTAAAGATACCTCGCTCACCTGCCTTAGACTCGTACATGGTCTGCATCTCAGATAAGTAGGACTCAAAGTCAGGCTTCTCTGTGTACGCTACGCTATTGTTAGCCAACCTACGATGCCCCTCGTGTCTCCACCAATCCCCTGACTTAGCCTTAGCCATACGTGGGTCGGACAGGTTAGACAGGCTAATCAAAGCAGACCTACGCACACCCCCGACTACTACAATGTCAGCTATCTTACAGCAGATGTCGTGACACTCAATGGATGTCAGCTTGCGTCCTTGAGCCTTAGAGAACACACCCACGCAGAAGTGGAATAAATCCTCAAGGGGTTCAGCACCTGACGCTCGTCCACCAAAGGTTTTCAAACGTGCGCCTGATGGACGTACCTTAGTTGTGTCCCACTTAGGTATCTTCCCTGCGTACAACATTGCTATCAACTCACGGAATGCAGATGCCCACCCTATCTTACTATCAGCTACAACGATGGTTGTGTCGGTAGGATGAAAGGACTCAGCAACCATAGGTAGCTTGTTGATAAAGTTACGTTCAACACTAAAGCCTACACCAGTGCCACACATAAGGACATACATCAACTCATCAAAGCTACGAGGTGAGTCTATGTGCAGATAACTACAGTTAAACCCTGCTACATTGTCCTTCTCTAAGGCTGTACCTGCGGTCATTAAGCATCGCATACTGGGCATAACTTCCAAAGCGTGAATAGCCTCATAAAGCCTATTAGCTGTCTTCTTGTCTATCTGCTTACGTCCTACCCAGAAGTCCACATAACGCTGTACTGTTTCCTCCCAAGTCTCTCTACGGTTTTCATCGGATAGCCAACGAGCATAGCGAGACTTGTGTATAAAAGACTGATATTGATCCATTAATTATTCTCCTTAGAAACCATAATGGTTAGTTTGTTTAAGTACCACTTAGCTTTATTTAAGTCCTCTACCTGCTTGCCCTTATAGTCGTACCTCCAAAGGTACTTCATACAGTTACCCTTGAGGTAGCCTTTGAAAGCTACTGAGGACATGGACTCTTCAATGGCTTCAATACATTCAATGTTACCAGTGTTATAGTGCTTAGGTTTGTTGACTACATCCTCACGTTCACTGTTCGCTATGTCGTGGTAGGCTTTCATAGCCGTGTCAATCTTAGGCACTTTCTCAATAGCGGGCATTTCCTTTCGTAACCTATCCCACTCAGCAGGTGTTGCGTCATTCAGTCTCATAATCATCATCCTCTGTAAATTTATCTCTATTAATAATTAAACGATCTTCAAAAGCATCTAAAATATCTTCAGGGGTTATGTCCAACACTTCACACAATAGAACAACATCATACTCCCTGATTACTTCTTCCTTCAATTCCTCAAGTGTTAGTGACATTTTTATTCCTCACATACTTCAGTAACTCTTTAGTTGTCTTTACAGTGAAATGAGCAAAGCCTTCCTTATCACACCACTGCCCCATAGTTATCTTGTTACCCTTCCTTACTTTTTTGTTAGGGTCTGACAACACAAATACTAACTCCCAATCTCCGATAGAATCTCTTATGGATGTGTACTTCTGTGTGTCCCCTACTCTAAAGTAACCCTTAGCCTCAATCAATATCTTCTTGTCTTCATGTACAAAGTCTGGAAGATAATTCTTACGTATGATGTAAGGTACTTTGTAAGGCTCATACTCAAACTCTCTATTAAGTTGATCATAAAGAGCAGACTCAAGTCCCGATCTAAAAACCTTCTTCATCTAGTATGATCTCCTGTACGTTAGGTTCCTTAACTACCTTACAGAGAAACTTAGGAGCGTAGGAATAGTTGAATACTCTTAAGTCTGGGTAGCAATGTTTTTTAAACTGACAGTAGGAGCAACCAACAGCTAACTTCATGTTGCCTGACTTACCATCAGGTACTGGCTCATAACAATACTTTTTTGGCTCATCGCCTAAAACTAAGGCTTTGATGTGGTCAACACGATCTGTAATGTCTTCCTTAAGCTTATCGTTGTCAGTGTTATCTAAGTCATACTTAAGATAAGTTAAATGCCCATTGGCTTTATCCATAGTTAGCCAACCTACCTGACGTTCTCCTTCAGACTTAGCATAAGCTTTGATCTGATCTACGTAACCAAAAGAATCATCATTAACTAAAGTAGCATCCTTGAACTTCTTAAACCCATAGCTACTAGCAGACTTAACATCAGTAACAACACCGTCAATCTTACAGTCCATGTGACCTACAATGTCGTTTACCTTACACACCTTCTGCTCATCGGTAACTGAATGTCCTGCCATACGAGTAAGGAATAACAACATCTCCTCAATCAAGTGACCGTACATAAACTTTACATACGTATGGGGCAGAATGTCCTCACCCTCAGTTCCATTAAAGTGATTCCAAAGGTAGCGATCAGTACGCCCAATGTTAGACAGGCGTAGCTTACGGTTATCCTTACGCTTCTCCTGTCCAAACTCTGTACGCATAAGAGCCTTAACACCTTCACCAAACTTATCTATCTCTGCCTCAACGTCTACGGATGAATCAGCGTCCTTACTGACCATTAGATCGTAGATGTCTTGCACCAAGTTATCCGTTGTTTTGTTGTTGTTCATTTAAAACCCCTTTGGCTTCCTGTGGTGTACATTTGAACCACTCGTTATTCCTTTCAAACAACTGCTCTAACTTTGAGTGGGCTTTAGATTCAGCCTTACGTCTATCATCAGTCTTATAACTATAGTATAACACATAATCTCTGAAAGGGGAAGAGGTTTGATAGTTCTTTAACCTATCCTCCGCGTCCACAGCCATGCCTACCTTGACCCAACCATCCCAAGCTTTGTTGGTGATAACATATACCTCACCTTCCGCACTCTCCTTGTAGTTTTCCAAGGAACTAAACGCCGCTTCCTCAAACCCTTTGTAACGTCCTGCTCTGTACAGGGGGTGAGACTTAGACACATACTTTCCGTCAACCCACATTCTAGTGTTTTGTCTAGCTTGTTGAGAATTGGCCCTCCTGCGTCCTCCGTCTACACCGTTTAAATACCACCACTCTCCTTCTTCAAACACATATTCACCGCCTCTTGTGTTTGTAGGGTTAGTGGGTGTCTGCCCAACTATTTCCAACCTTAAACTCCCCTGCAAGGGGGCAGTTGAGTTTGTAGTAAGTTCCTGCGGCTTCGACACAGCTAGTAGCGAGTCCTCCGAAAACCTCTGATTTGTCTTCTCTAACTTCTGTTTGGATTTCATCGTGTATGTTTCCTATAAAGTTATAGTTAATGTTCCATTTAGTTGCGTACTCATCCAACAAACACAAGGCTTTTTTCATAACAATAGCCCCTGCGGATTGCAACAAAGTGTTCAGTGCCGCGTGTTGTGACCGTACATAGACCCTTCGCCCATCCAAGCCAAGAACATAGCCTCTTCCAGATGCCACTCCAACTCGTTCTCGTAGTCTTCCAAGAGATGGCGTATTTCCAAGGAATTTTTCCTTAAGTCGTTTACCATCCTTTGCAGTTCCTCCAACGATACTTCCGATCTTGGCATCTCCTGCACCATAAAGGAAAGCGTATATGAAAGTCTTTGCTTGATCTCTAGTTTCAAGGCCACTAGCCAACTGATTTGCCGTGTGAATGTCTCCTGTGAGAATTTCATTTGTATAGCCCTCATCGTTCATATAATGTGCAAGCATCCGTAACTCAAGACCGCTTGCGTCCATACCTACAAGTTTGTAACCTTCCGGTACTGTCCATACGTCCCTGCACTCCTTACCATACGGTGAGTAAACCGCAGGTACTTGACCCATGTTAGGACTTGAATGAGTCATACGTCCTGTCACTGCACCGTTAGGATTAACGTAGCCGTGTACTCTACCGTCATCCTTAACAGCCTCTAGCCAACTCTGTACCTGAGCCACACGCTTCTGTATCATAAGATACTTAGCTATCAAAGCGGCCTGTGGTATGCCCTTCACTGTACCTAGCACTGCCTCATCAACGATGGCCTGTCCTGTCTCAGTGAATTGCTTAGGCTTCCACCCATAATACTGAAGGTGTCTGCCTATCTGCTGTCTTGAGCCTAGATTAAACACAGGGAAATCTATGCGACTAAAGGGTGCTACCGCTGTCTCCCATTGTTCACCAAGGAACTTAAGTCCAACAACAGAGAGCGTACCGTCCTTCTTAATCTTAGGTGTAATCTCTTTGACAAATGTTGGCAATGGTTTAAAAACCTCATGCACTTCATCTTCAAGGTCATTCTTCTTCTCCTTTAGTGTAGCCAGTAAATGATAAGCTTTCTCTTGGTCTAAAAGCCAACCTGTTTTAATTTGCTTTGAAATAACACCCTGT